CGTGTTTAGAACGACACTTACCAAGGCGATGATGGCAGATACCATCGTTCCGCAGGGTCAATACACGCATTCGTTTAAGGTGACAAACAGCGCGGGGCTTGAGCTGCCCCCAGTTTTTCAAAATACGGTAGCAGTGGTGCGAGTCAATGACTAAAAACGTCGGTGGAAGACCTACAGTAATGACCCCGGAGGTAATCCAAAAACTTGAGGATGCCTTTAGCTGGGGATGCACTGACTTAGAGGCTTGCTGCTTTGCTGATATCGGTAAATCGTCACTATATAATTACTGCGAAGCAAACCCAGAGTTTATGGAGCGAAAAGAGGTGCTTAAAAATCACCCGGTCATGAAAGCTAGGCGGGTTGTGGTGGCAGCGCTTGAGGGTGATGATATAAACACCGCTCATAAAGTTATTGATAGGAAAGAAGGTCAGAAGATAACCCAGACAACTGTAGAGTTAACTCACGAGGAATGGCTGGACTCTCTTGACTGACAAGAGGCTGCAGTTAAAGAATGATTTTGAATTTTACTCACGCAACTGTTTAAAGATTCGAACTAAAGATAAGGGCTTATGCCCCTTTGTGCTAAATGACGCACAGAAATACATACACGGCAGGCTTGAGCAACAAATAAAGGACACGGGCAAGGTTAGGGCTATCATCCTAAAGGGAAGGCAGCAGGGGGCTAGTACTTATGTTGGTGGCAGATTCATCCATAAAACAACACACAATAAGGGTGTTAGGGCGTTTATACTTACACATGATGGCGAATCAACTAACGCGCTATTTGAGATGACTGAGAGGTATCACGAAAACCTCCCCTCATTTGTCAAGCCAACCACATCAGCAGCCAATGCAAAAGAGTTGCTTTTTGGGGTGCTAGACTCAGGATATAAAATAGGAACAGCAGGGAATAAGGCGGTAGGTCGAGGTCAAACTATTCAATACTTTCATGGTAGCGAGGTGGCATTTTGGTTAAACGCAAGCGAACACACAAAAGGAATAATGCAAGCCGTTCCCGATGCAGATGGAACAGAAGTAATATGGGAATCAACGGCCAATGGCGTGGGCAATTTCTTTCATGAGCAATGGAAGTTAGCAGAGAAGGGGTTAAGTGAGTTTATACCAATCTTTGTGCCTTGGTTCTGGCAGGCAGAATATAAAAAGAAGCTACCAGATGACGTAGCCTTTACAGATGATGAGATGCAGCTAGCTGAAATATATGGCCTTAAGGCAGAGCAATTGTTTTGGCGTAGAATGAAGATAGCAGAGCTAACCACTGATGGCGTAGATGGAAGTAAGGCATTTAAACAAGAATACCCAATGAATGCTGCAGAGGCTTTCCAAGTTTCAGGTGGTGATGGATTGATTCAGGCTAATGCTTGTATGGCGGCAAGGCAAAATAAAGTTAACGGTAGTGGCGCGTTAATTGTTGGCGTTGACCCCAGTAGGGGTGGCGATAGATTCGCGATAGTTAGGCGGCAAGCAAGGAAGATGTATGGTATGGAGTCTTACAAGGGCGAGCAGTGCGATAAGCTAGGTAAGAATGTAGCTATCTGCAAAGAGGTGCTTGACACGGTAGACCCTGAAGCTGGCAAGGTTCCAGATATGATGTTTATTGATGCTGGCGGTGGCGCTGATATCGTTGATAGGCTTCACGAGCTGGGGTACAAATCAAGAGTTAAGGCGGTTTACTTTGGTTCTACTCCATTAAAGCCTAAGAAGTATAAAAATAAGCGTAATGAAATGTGGGGTGAGATGGCTGACTGGATGGTTGATGAATCGCTACCAGTTGAAATACCAGACGATGATGAAATGCAAGCTGATTTATGCGCCTCTCCCTATGATAGAGATTCAAATGACAGGCGGGTCTTGTGGTCTAAAGACAAAATAAAATCCAAATATGGGTTTAGTCCAGATTATGGTGACGCTGGCGCTCTTACATTCACTGAGCCAGTCAACACAAACAAAAAAGCAAAATTGAGGTTTAACAGCGTATGCCAGTAAATAAAGATTTCAGCGACCATAGCAAGGTATTGATAATGATATCTGAAGCTCAAGACGCAACCACTGACGCAAGGCAGGCCGTGAGAGATGCCAAGCTATTCCTAAATAAGCGTGATGGTCAATGGGACCCTTATGCATGGGATAAGCTAGAGGGAAGATATAGAGGCACGTTTGACATGTGTACTCCAATCGTTGACCAGATTAGCGGTGAGATAGAGGAAAGCGACTTTAGCCTCAATGTATCGCCAAGCGGTGGAGACTCATCCGTATCTGTTGCCAAAACATTTGACGGGCTAATTAGAAACATCAGAAACATATCAAACGCTGACACGGTATTTAACGCAGCCTCTCGCTCTAATGTTATAGGTGGCTTTGATGCCGTTGAGATAGTGCAAGAGTATATTGACGCAGATTCATTTGACCAAGACTTAATTATCAAACAGGTTCCTAACGCTGTTGACTCAGTATGGTTTGATGTTGGCTCAGTCCTTCAAGATGCTAGTGATGCTAAATGGGCGGTAAAGCTAATAGCTATCACAGCGGACGACTTCAAGGAACGCTTTCCTGATAGGGCAGGCGTAAGTATTGGAGATGATAGAAAAAACACGGCTTTCTTTGACACTGCTGAATTTATAACTGTTGGGCAGCTTTACTACAAAAAGAAAGATGATATTGAATTGGTTAAGATGACTGATGGCTCAGTGTATCGGAATGATGACAACTTCAAAGCAGTACAGGATGAGCTTGCTCAGAACGGAATTACTGTAGACGACACTAGGATTAGGGAGGGTTGGCGCGTACATTCAAGATTGCTTGATGGTGCTGGCTGGCTTGATGAGGAAGAAGAGACTGTATTTAATGATATCCCACTAGTTCCAATATACGGAAACTTTGACATATTTGAAAACAAGCATATCTATTTTGGAAAGCTTGAAAAGCTATATGACCAGCAGCGCATATTAAACTATGCAATGAGTCGAGATATTGAGGATGGCGCATTATCACCTAAACCCAAATACTGGGGTACTGCAGAGCAGATTGCGGGATTTGAAGACACTATTCAAAGTCTAAACACCAATAACGACCCAATGCAGTTGTATAACCATGTTGATGGCCAGCCAATACCGATGATGCAAGGAGGTGTACAGGTTAGTTCTGGATTGCAAACCACTATTGCCAATACCCAGCAAATGATTAGTTCCAGTGCTAATAGCTTTAACGCGCAGCAAGGTAACGCACAGCCCATGCAATCAGGCATTGCAGGAATGCAGCAAATAGAGCAGGGTAACACAGGCTCAATAAAATGGTTTAAGTCTCTTGAAATTATGGTTTGTCAGGTCGGCAAGGTTTTAATAAAAGCAATACCTAGAGTTTATGATGCAACTAGGCAGGTTAGAATAATGGAAGAGGACGGCACTAGCTCAATGGTTATGCTGAATCAAATTGTGTTTGACCAGCAGACAGGGCAGAACGTCAGCCTTAATGATTTATCCCAAGGTGATTACGATGTAGTTTGTGACTTTGGTCCAGCATTTAATAGCCAGCAAAAGGAAACAACGCAAGCGTTCTTGGATATGTCAGCCATTGACCCGACATTTTTACAGCAAGGTAAAGACATCATGCTTAAAAACCTAGCTGTACCTGGTATGGACCAGATGGCAGAAAGGGCAAGAGTTGAATTACTTAACGCTGGCATGATACCAGAATCACAATGGACTGACGAAGAGAGGGAGCAGATACAAGCCCAGCAAGAGGCAGCAGCTAACAAGCCTCCACAAGAAGACCCAATGATGGTGGCAGCTAAGGCCGAAGAGGGTAAAGCACAAGCAGCACAGATGGAAGCACAGAATAAGCAGCAACAGGTACAGGTTGACGCGCAGATTAAAATGGCAAGCGTACGGGTTGACCAAGAAAAGATTAACCTTGAGCGTGAAAAGCTGCAGCTTGAGGCTGCTAAGTTTGAACGCGCTGGTGAGGCTAAATACAATACCGACATGATTGCAGCACAGCAGAATCAACAGAAGATTGATAATGATGCCACTAAGTCTATGAATGAAATGGCTCTGAAATTGACAGAGCTAGAGCAGCAGATGGGTCAGCAGCTTAATGGTGAGGTTAGAGCTAATATGCTGACGTTTGACCCTGAAACTGGGGATTTCGTTAATGCAGGGCGTTAATGTTCTAGGGGTTAGCAACCCCATGCAATTCCCTGATGATATGTCTATTGATGATATTAGGGAGTTTTTGCGTAAGAGGTTTACACGGCAAGCTGTTGAGGGTACTCAGCCAAGGGATTTAGACCCACTACAAGGCCAAGCAAGAGCGACTGAGCAATCACTAGCTGAAAAGGCAGGTCAAGGTATATCTAACGCATTATATGACTCTGGCGTTATCTCTGACAGGTATGGCGCACAAAGAATAGGTGAGAATGTCACAAGTATTGGCGAGTTCTTGCCTGTTATCGGTGATGCTACAGCTGGTGATGAGTTCGGTAGAGCATTAAAGCAAGGCGATGGAGTGGGAATGGCTCTAGGTGCTTTAGGTGCAATTCCTCTTGTTGGCGATGCAACTAAGAAGGGGGTTAAGAAAGCTATCGACTCCCCTTTATTTAAGGTTCACAACATAACCGAAGG